TATCAATATACCCATGCGGTAATTGAAACCATACAGTCCTCCAGCCCATAAAGCGGGTATCAATTTCTGCATGATATGGCTCTTCGCCATTTGGTCCGTACTCGGCATAAACACCAAGGTGTTTGCCTCCATCATCTGTGATAATGCGAACGGTAAAACGATAATTTGTGTAATCTGGTGCAACCATACGAAGAAGCGAAAGTGCTTCTTCAATAGTACATTCTTTTGACTGCCAATTCTTTTTATAAGCCATTATGCTTTGCCTTTGTGGTTTGGGTTTCCACCGTTGTGTCCAGCATGTTCGTATTTAATCTTATTAAGTCTATGGCCATTACGAATAGCACCACCACCCGATGCAGCATACCATGCTTTTTTATATTGATTGGCTTCT